AGCTCCACCTGTTAATATGTTCAATCCTACTTTTAGATGGCAGAGTTAATATGACAAGACAATTAAGAAAAGGTTCAGCGTGAATTGGCGATGTATGATGAATTAAATAAATAAACCAAGGAGAAGTAAAAGATGTTGTTTAACGATGCATTAAAGTTGTTAGTTGAAGGTGAGAATTTAGTGCGTGCTTGCTGGATGCCAGAAGATGGTTATCTGACGTTACTTGAAGGCATGAAGCATGTCTGGAAAATTATCACGGTTCCTGGCCCCAATGCTGGAAATCATATTTTCTCAGTTGAGGAACTATCGGCTGATGATTGGCACAAGTTAGGCGAAGTGCCAAAAGCCGAAGTTGCAGATCAAGAAGCAAAAGTTGAGCTTTAAGAGTTAGATTTGAGTAAAATATAGTCGTGTTCGAGGGGTGGAGCTCGTTTAGAGCCCACCAAGTTGCTTCGGCGAGCAGGCCGTATGGGCCTGTAACGGTGGAGGGTCTGGTTAAATCCAGTCGCCCCTCGCTAATTTAACCCACGGAAGGGAGCTGATCATGGAGATCATTGCCAATCAGATGTCAGTTGATGACATCGAAGAGTTGAACGAGAAGATGCAGGAAGAGTTGGCGGATGCTGGCATTGATGAAGCTGAAGTATTAGGCAACGCGCGTGAAGACTTGGTCTTGTGGGATGGCTACTTCGGTGAAAACATCACCCGTGGCAAGGATGACATGAAGTTCGTGCTCCGTGACCAATGGTCGGCGGTGGAGCGATCTGAGTTTAATCGTTTGTTCAAGCCTGCGATGACTTTCAACAAGCTCTATGACACAACGAAGAAGGTGGTTGGCGAGCAGCGCAAGAATAAACCAGATCTAATTGTTCGGTCACTGACTGGCAAAGCAACTCAAGAACAGATAAATCTCCGAGCTGACCTAGTAAGAACAATCTCATATCAATCGCAAAACGATCTCGTTTATCAGACGGCATTTAGACAGGCCCTCATGATGGGTTATGGTGCGTTTGAAATTACCCTTGATTATGAACACCCAAGAAGCTTCAATCAAGTTGCTCGATTTGAGCTTATTTCAGATGCTACTCGTACCAGCTTTGACCCAACCGCTATGAAGCCACATAAAGGCGATGGCAACTTCTGTGCAAGGCAGTATGTCTATACGAAGGAAGAGTTTTATGCGACCTATCCTTGGGTAGATAATGCAGTTTCCTATGCTGACCCGCGATCACTTCTCGATTTCCAATGGGAAACGAGAGACACGATTGTCATTAACAAGTACACCCGAAAAGAATGGTTCCCCGTCAAGATCAAGTTGCTGGATAACGGCATGGTTGTCACTGATGACGAATGGGAAGACATGCAGAAACAGTATGAAATGGTTAAAAACTTAGCCAAAGGTGCTGTTATTGTAAAAGATATGATTATGGACGTTATTCCGAAGATCAAGGCCGAGCGCACCACGCAAGATTTCGTCATCAATCAATATATGATGACTCAGAACCAGATTATCAAGTTCAACCGATGGCCTTCAAAGCATTTACCAGTCATTTTTGTAGACGGTGACTCTAACTATATCGACGGTCAGCAATATACTCGCTCTTTCATTCATGAAGCCAAAGATGCTCAACGATTTGTAAACTATGTTGGCTCTGAGGTCGCTGCTGAGATCAAAAATCGCAGACGCGAGCAATGGATTGGAACGCCAGACAATATTCTCGGTAATGAGCAAATATGGCGAAATCCAGAATTACAAAACGGCATCTTGATTGCCAAGCCGGATTCCAAAACTGGCATGATGCCAACCAAAATGCCACCTTGGGAACTGTCACAATCATTGCTTCAACAGTACCAACGCGGCTGTCAGGACATAAGAGAGATATTAGGTTTCTCTGAGAATGAGGCACTACAAGGCCGCGACATGTCTGGGAAAGCTCGTCGAGAACGTAAAATGGAAGGGTCGATGTCGGCTTATGTTTACTTCGACAATCTCAACCAGGCTGTCGAGCAGGCTGGTCGTGTTGTGCTTGATCTGTTGCCAATTATTGCTGGTGAGGAAGAGAGACACATGGTCATTAGCAAGCCAGACGGCAGAACTGAGTCGATCATTCTGAACGAGCAGACGGCTGATGGCGTGGCTAACAGCTTGGAAGACGGTGAGTATGATGTTGAAATTGACACTGGCCCAAGCTTTGCGGTTCAGAAAGACATAAGTTTGGAATTTTTCAGCCAGATTATAGCTGCCAATCCTCAGGTATTTCCTCTAATTGCTGACTTATATGCAAGTCAACTTGATTTGCAGCAGATGCCAATGATTAAGGAGCGGCTATCTAATCTTGTACCACCCGCAATATTAGCTAAAGAGCGTGGCGAGCCAGCTCCTCCTTCCCAACCGAGCCCGCAAGAGCAGATGATGCAGGCTGAGATGCAGAACAAGCAGCAAATGCTCAAGATGAACGAGCAAAAGATGCAGCTTGAAGAGGCAGCACTTGCTGAGAGAGCAGAAGAGCTCAAGATCAGGAAGGAAAAGCACTTGCTTGACCAAGCTGAAATGATTCTGAAGGCTCAAGAAATGAAGGACAGAGGCAAGCTTGATAAAGCCAAAATCATCTTGGAAGGCCATAAGATAGACAAGGAATCAGAACGTTCCGATATGGAGTTCACTTCTAAGCTGACGCAAGTGATGGCTGACCTTCACAAGCATAATTCAAGTCACGAGCATGATCGTGAAATGAATAAAAACAAATCATCAACTGATGAGTAGATACTTCATAACCCCCATATATGGCGTATAAATTAATCAAGAAAGGGTTAAAATGTCAGTGTACGAGTGAAGGATTCACTCTGGGTTTTCAGAGCACCGTAGTCTCTTGGGCAAATAATGCCGAAATGGAGTTGAAATTATGGAAGAGCAACAAAACGTTTTAAATCAAGACGAAAATATTAACGATGGTGATGACGTAGCAAATGGTGGTGTTGGCCCAGGGGATGCTGAAGAGCAAGGAGCTCAGGATGCTGACCACGGACATGCAGACAAGGATGACCCTTACGGCGTAAAGAAGCGGTTAGGGATGCAAGCCAAAAAGCACCAGAGGGAGATGAGGCAAGTGCAAGAGCAGATGATGCAATTGCAGTCTCAAATGGGACATCAAGCCTATAATCCATACAGCGAAAGTCAAAACGTTAATAATACTTATCATTCACCTGGGCAGCCTGATGCGCCTGGAATGAGTGAAGAGGATAAGATACAAAGAGCGGTACGCATGGCTCTCGGCATGAAAGAACATGAAGAGAAACAGGCTAGAGCGGAAGAGTCAAAAGCGCACGTTCACAAGCAGTATCAACGCCTGAACGACGAATTTGATAAGGCCGCAGACAAGTACGATGATTTTGACGACATAGTGAGAGGGGATGATGCTCCTTTTACGCCACATGTGCGGGACGCACTGTTGCTCGTTGATAATCCTGCTGAAGTAGCTTATCGCCTTGGTAAAGATCGTTCTAAGCTCTCAGAAATTTCAAAACTCCATCCATTAGATCAGGCACGCGAAGTGAATAAGCTGTCGTTTGCGCTAATGGGCGGTAACAGTGGGAAACCACAATCTTCGCCCAGCAAGTCGAACCCAATGGGAACGATTAGAGCAAATCCAGCCGCCTCCTCAACTGCCGTTACGGATAAGACTCCGCCCAGCGCAATCAGGGCGAGAATGAAGGCTGGCACATGGAAGTGACGATCTAAGGTTGACAATGTTGACCCATAAGGTTGACAAAGTTTGCCGAAATGGTTGACAAACCCAGTGCCAATTAAAGGACTAATTGGAGACTACGACTCATGTCAAATCAATTTATTACAACCGACCTCGTGTCGAACACAGCGTTGGCAATGTTTGCCAACAACGCACCATTTGTGATGACTGCTTCTCGTATTTATCAGGATGACTTCGTGTCTTCTGGTTATAAGATTGGCGACACTCTGCAAGTTCGCAGACAGAACCATTTCATCGTTGGTGATGGTAGCGTTGCAACCCCGCAAAGTATTATCGAAACAGTGGAAAGCATTGTGGTTGCTCACCAATACCACGCGTTAATTGCTTACACCATTCAAGATTTATCCTTAAGAATTGAAGATTTCAGCCGATTGTTTATTGCTCCAGCAATCCAAGAAGTCATCACCCAAATGGAAAAAGACATCGCTTCTGCTGCTGAACAAGAACTTAACTTCTTCACAGGCACAGCAGGCGTTCCGATCAACAGCTTCACAACTGTTGACACGGCGGGTGCAAAGTTGCTCGAACAGGGCGTAAATATTGCCTCCGATGCCTATCTAGCCATGACGGTACGAGATGGTTCCTCACTTAAAGGCGCACTGTTGAACAACTTCACCCCTGTGTTTAACGAAGACATCGTTCGTTCAAGCGCGATTGGTCACTTGTCATACTTTGACATCTTCCAATCCCAAAACATCAAGCGTCACGTTGCTGGTGCGGGCCCACGCCTTTACTCTAGTGACACCTTGTTGGTGAACGGTGCTGTTTCTTCTGGTAGCACTCTCGTTCTTGATGGTGCAACAGTAAGCATTGCTGACTACTTTGTGGTTGGTGACGTTATCTCTATCGCTGGTGTTGATTCTGTCAATCCTGTTGGTCGTGCATCTACTGGTCAGAACATGCAATGGGTTGTTACTGCCAATGCAAGCTCAGACGTTGCAGGCGAAATCACTCTTCAGGTGAGCCCAAGCATTATCTCTGATACCTTAAATCCTAACCGTAACGTGAGCAACGTTGTTCCTAATAACGCTGCTGTAACGATGGTTGGTTCTCATAACGTGAACGTTGCCTACCCATCACGCGGGTTAGACATCGTTTGCCCTCCGCTTTACAAGTTGCAAGTTCCTTATGCTTCTGTAGCGGTTGACCCTGAAACTGGCTTGTCCCTGGCTGTTACTCAGACTGGCGACATCCTTGGTTATCAGAACTACATGCGTATTGATTTACTGTGCGGCTTTAAATGGCACGCTCAGTATTCTTGTCGCGTACTCTCATAAGGAATAACCCGATGCTGACATGTGTGTACCACCCAATCGACGACATGCAAGTTGTCGAAGAAGATGAAGCGGAACGCCTTAAGGCATCGGGTGTCTGGTTTGATAGTCCGTTAAAGGCAAAGCAATACCGTGCAAAAGTTGAGGAAGAGATTAAACAAGAGTCTGAGGTTGAGAAGCCAAAGGCTAAACAGAGAGGGAATAAACATGAAAAATTCAGTTAAGTCTAACAATGCGTTTGTAAAGGCAGAGCAAGCTAAGATGGAAGCTCGCATGGGTGATCGTCCAGGTGCGCCTGCTGAAATGAAAAAGTTCAATGCTTTTATGAGCAACAGTGGTGAAAAAGCTCAAGAGTCTGGCCGCAAGCTATGCAAAGACTTAGACAGCGCATTCCCGTTGAAGTAAGTTTAATTGCTCCGACTCCTAGTTCTACGTAGGAGTCGAAAGCATTGCGGAAAGAAAGTCTTCTCCACGCACGTGGAGGTGTTTCCTTACGATAGAATTAGAAAGGGTTTGTTGATTCGTCAACCTTGTGAGGTGTGCGCAAAATCGAAAGTTGAGGCACATCATGATGATTACCATAAGCCATTTGAAGTAAGATAGTTATGTGGAGACCATTACAGGGAACATCACTCATTGAAGAGGAAGCATGATGGGGCAAATAGTACGAACAACAAACGAATTAATAATTAATTCTCTTTATTTGCTCGGTGAATTAGGTGTTGGTGAACCAGCCGACTCTTTTATGCTGTCGTCAGGACTTGAGCTCATAAACGAATTAATTAATAAATTCAGTGCTGATAGTATTTACATTCCATTTCTGTCGACATTGACATGGAATATGGTTGTTGGCCAGGCGACTTATACAATAGGTAATGCTCCATCCAATGATATTGTTGCTGATCGCGTAGTGGATTTGAGTTTCGCGAATTACATCGTTCCAAGTAGCGGGCAAGGTATTATTTATCCGCTCCAAATTCTTAATAAGGCACAATATTATGGCGTAACAAGGCTAACGCCGCTTAATACAAGGCCCGGATTTATCTTCCTGAATAAGCAAGATACCGAAACTAGCATTACGCTATATCCTGCGCCAGATCAGACATATGTAGGTACATTACAGGTTAAAAAGATGGTTGATCAGTTAGATGAGCATGAGCTCATGACTGAGTTGCCACCATTTTATTATGGCTTCATGAAATACGCTTTAGCTAGAAAGTTCCTTTCCTATTACCCGTCAGGGAATTGGACGAAGGAAGCAGAGGATGAATATCAAGATTATTTCTCAACGCTGAAAAATGCCAATGAGACTGACCTGACGATCAGGCCGTCAGCCATATTGAGCAGACCAGAGCCGTTCTACTGGCAAAACATATTGGCGTATTAATTCATGAGAAAAGACTATGACATTGTTGGCAGTTACGACAATCAGCGAGTAAGCACTATTAGTGCCGAACGCACAGTCAATATGTTTGAGTATATGGACGAAGACGGGAAGCGACCAAAGGTCATGCTTCCCACTTCTGGTCTTGAAAATGCAAATTTGGAACTCAGCGGTGAACTTGGTGGTTCACGCGCTTCATTGGTCTATAAAGACGCTTTTTACGAAGTCTTCGGGAACTCAGTCTTCAAAACCACAGGCATGACTGGCAGTCTGATGACGATTAAGATTGGTGAAATCACTGACGGCCAGAGTGGGTATGTCGGAATTGATGCTAATACCTTTCAGCTCATTATTGTTGATGGTTTTGGCGGTTGGATTTGGGACACAAACGCTAGCACCTTTGAGAAGATCACTGACACAGGCTTTCCAACCGCACCGATTGACGTGTGCTTTTTGGACGGTTTCTTTATTGTTGCAAATGGCAATACCAATCAATTCCAGATGTCTGCAATCAATCAAGGCATGGTTTGGAGTGGTGGAACACCATTTACCTATACGGTTTCTTCAGTCACCGATATATTCACGTTTACCGCAGGCGTTACTAATGCGAACTTTGCAACAGGGGTTCCTATTACCCTGGCTAATAGCGGTGGAGCGTTGCCAACTTCCACTGCACCAACTTTTAATAATACGACCACTTATTTTGTCATTAGGCAGGGAATTTCTGCCACTAATCCTGGCCAAGTTAAACTTGCCAGAACATATCAAGACGCGATTAACGGGGTTGCTATTGACGTTCTAACGAACGGAACACCAACCAACACAATGACGGTTTCAGGGCAGTTACAACAAGGTAGCATTACCTCCCATCCTGGTAACATCGTGGCTTGTAGAACGCTCCACAGACGACTATTTCTATTCAGTGCTAATTACACAGAGGTATGGGAAAACGCTGGTATCGGGACGAATTTACCCGTTAGACGGAACAATTCATTGCTGATGGAAGTTGGCACCCCCAGTGTTGGAAGTATTTCAACAGGCTTTGATCGACTGTTCTTTCTCTCTCAAGATCGTGATGGCTTAGGTGCTGTCATGGAAGTGAAAGGAACCGAGTCTATTCCTGTTAGTAACAGAGCACTGGATTATGCGTTAGCCCAATATGCCTCCAATCCATTGACAGGTGTGGCTGATGCTCGTGGCATTATGATTAAAGAAAATGGCATTATCTTTTATCGTCTCAATTTCACGTTGGCAAATCACACTTATGTTTTGAATGTGACAATGAGTACCCAGGACAAACCAAAATGGCATGAAGAAGAAGTATTGAATGGTGACAGACACCCAGCTCAAACGCATGTTTACTACAATGGCGTGAACTATTATGGGCATTATGATCAGCCCATTCTCTACATTGTCGATGATAGTCTGGTGACAAACGATGGTCAGTCGATCAGACGCATGAGAATTGGAAGACAGATTTCGCCTGAAGGTTATAACAGACTGAGGATTGATCGTTGGCAGCTTGACGTTTTGCAAGGGAAAGTTGACCAAGAGATTTTTGATTTAGCCAATCTTGATGCGGAAAATACGCAGGATATTCTCACAGAAAGTGGCGATAACATCCTTCTTGACCAGCAAATAGTGGTTGGTGTTGGCCAGCCAAGAGTGTTTTTGTCGATCTCCAAAGATGGCGGTCAATCTTATGGAAATGCTAGGTCAGCTAACATGGGCAAGATTGGTGAACGCACCTTCCGAACTGTATGGCGCAAGCTAGGGACAACCCCTAGAGGTCAGGGATTTACCCCTAAAATTGAATTTTATAATCAAGTTCCATTTGTGGTGCTAGGTGCCGCGTGGGATTTTGAAGTATTACCAGAATAGGTGAAAAATGGCTGCTGATTTTGACAATTTTCCGACGTATGACCCGCTTATCAAGGCTGGAACGCTCAATATGATGTCTGGCATTTGGTCGGATTTCATGGCGACATTTATGCAGACATTGCAGGGATATTTGTCCCAAAATGGAATATTTGTACCGCAATTAACAACGACGCAGCGTGATGCGCTTCGCAATGTAATTGCTGGTCAACTGATTTATAATACGACATTGGCTAAGTTTCAAGGGTATGAAGGGTCTCCTTTGGCTTGGGTCAACTTAGTATAATCACAAGGAATGTGACTATGGCATGGACAGGTCAGGATTGGGGAAACGCACTTTGGGCTGGCATACCAGCTATCGCTCAAGGTATTGGCGGGATGTTTGGTGATTCTGGTGCTCCTTATGGTGCGGCTATGGACCAATACCAGCAATGGGGGCAAAAGGGTGCAGATGTACAGCAACCCTATCTCCAGGGAGGTCAGCGCGGTCTCGGTAATTATGAAAACTGGCTTCAAGGTCAAAAAGACCCTTCTGGCTTCATCAATAATATGATGGGTCAATATCAAACCTCTCCTTATGCAAAATTCCAGATGCAACAAGGTCAGAACGCTGCAAACAATGCTGCTTCTGCCAGCGGCATGATTGGAAGCACTCCGTTCATGCAAGAAAACCAGAACTATGCCAGAAATATTGCCTCTCAAGATCAAAATCAATGGTTGCAGAACGTTTTAGGGGTCAATACCCAATACGGTCAGGGTCAACAGAATTTAATGACTGGCGGTCAAAATTCAGCGAATGCTTTAACCAATATGTATGGAACGATGGGTCAGCAAATGGGTGAAGCCGCCTATGGACAGAAAGCTGGTCAGCAGCAAGATTGGTCAAACATTATTGGAAGCGGTTTATCACTAGCGTCGATGTTCTTATAAGGGTGAAATTATGGCATTACCATTACCTCAAGTAGTTTCTGACGTTGGCCCTGGTGGTAGCGTTGTCACAGGTATGCGTGGTCAAAATGCGCTTGGAAAAGACATGATGACTAATGCTTATTATCCTGCGTCACAAGAAGCGCAAATAGCTGCTCAACAAGCCTATGCTCAGAATTTACCGTTGCAGAATCTAGCGACAGTCTTATCAAATCCAAATTTATATGCGGCGGCTGATAAAGGCGTTGTTAATAGTCTTCTTAATCGTTACGCTCAAATGGCTGCAAATCCAACGTCTTCTCAGCCATCCGTGCGTCCAAATCCATTAAGCACAGGCGTGTTTAGCAGGCTAATGAATATGATGGGTGGCGGTGATGGTCAGAATGCCAATGCCATCAATCAAAACCAACCCATGCAGCAACAAGGCGGCTATGCACCGCAACAACAACCACAACAACAACAATGGCAACCGCAACAAGAAATGGCTCCTGCTCCGTCGAGCCCTCTTGACATGATTCCTAGTGCTAATCAGTCATCA